AATCTTATGGATATTATACCAAACAATTTGTTGTCGTTTAGTCCAAACTCCAAAACTTTCTAATTTACAAGTTTGTGGTATATAAACCTTCTCTCCGTTATTTTTTTCTTCTATTTTAATTCTGTAAAATGACATATTTGTTTTAATTTAACCTAATATGAATTATAAGAAAATTAAATCAAATAAAAAACCCCTTCTTGTAAAAGGGGAATTAATTATTCTGTTCTGATTGTCACATCAATAAAGTATTTAATAGTTCTGACAACTTTTTGTCTATCAGTATCCAATATATTTGGGTTATACCCTCCAAAATTTATTTGATTGTTATCTTCTAACATGTTTAATAATTTCCATGTCATTTCTTTTTTGGACATGAGTGAATTTATGTTATACCATTCACCGTCAATATTAAAAGAAACTTTTTTTACCACAAATGGTTTTTCATCATCGCCAAAACTAAGGTCCTTAACCTCTATCTGAGCTCTTCTTTTTAAGAAATTAAGAAGACCTTTATCCATGTCTTCAGTTTCCTCCTTTATAATATTTTTTATTAATTCTTTCATTCTTATAAATATTTAACCCCATTTCTTTTTAAACATTCTTTCCATCCCATTTGTCATTTCGTCATATTCTTTTGGTTCAACCATTCCGTGACTGACATTAATTAAATGTTTTGCTTTGGCGTTTGTTACACATCCATGTTTTATTAAATTCTTTTCAAGTTTTTTACCGTAATCGGCGTCCTGATATAAGAAAGTAAAATCCTCATCAAATTTACCAATAATATCCAAAACTTTTTTATTAAGTAATATTGACCATCCAACTAATTGTTTCATTATTTCATAACCATAATGCACATCTTTATCAAAACCTAAATCAGTCTGATATCCACTATCGTTATCCATTGGGGACATAGATAAGAGTTGTGGGTCGTTCTCATGAGCGCTCATCATATGGTCAATAAATTTCTTATTGTATACCGTATCATTGTTAGTAATCAACACCCAATTATTATTACAATGATTTAGTCCAATGTTTAAAAATCTGTTATAGTTAAATTTTTCTTTAGGTTGGATTACTTTAACATTTGGTTGTGGATAAGTGTGTGTTTTTCGACTGTCAGTCTCAACAAGTACAATGTTAAATTTATAATTTTTGGTACTATTATTAATACTGTCAATACAATTCATATTCATTTCTCGTATTGAGTTGTCTTTACAATACGACAGTATAATTACATCAATAGTTGGTTTTGGTTTGTATAGGTCCTGATTAACACCCATAATACCCAACATCCTTCTAATATCTTCTTTAATTAAATTATCACCCATACCAAATAAATATATCTTTATGATAATAAAAAAAATACCCGAGTGGTGTTCTCGGGTTCAGTATATTAGTTCAAGTCTCTTTTGTGTTTTGACTTTCTTGAGTAAACGTTTTTAGGAGTCTCAACTCTAGACACGAATCTTCCATCGAAGAATCCAGCTTGTAGTTGGTCTTGTCTGATTTGAGTTCTTTTCATCTTGTGTTGGTCATAAGCTTTCATCGTCAAATATTTTAAAGGGTTTGTATCTATCGGTTTTGTTTTACAAAGATAATGTGTTTATGGTTATCTGCCAAATGTTTTTTAATATATTTATTATAGATGGAGAAAATAATTAATAAAATTTTAAGGGAATACTCTAATGACAATATTATATTACGTAGAGTTGGTTTTGTGGACCCGTTATATTTTAAAATTATTGAGGAGGATTCTAAAAAACATAAGATTGAAATACCTATTCAAGCCAAACCAATATTAGATGGTTATTTAAGAAAGATTAATCCGTTTTACGGAACTTATATTGATAAGAGGACTAATAAAGAAGGTAAAATCAAATTTAATATTAAATATGACACTCATTTTTTGGAGAGACTTTTCAGATTATCCGACCCTGATTATCAAGAAGGGGGTAAATTTTATAACCCAAGAATAGTTGACCCTAAGTACTTAGAGGGATTTGATTTCATTAGAAAAGCCGCAGACAAATTCGCACAACAAATATTTTTAGGTAATTTAAAAGATGGTGATGTTGCTGAGGGTACCGCTCTCTCAGATGGTAAATTATACAGTGTTATTATTAAAATGAACCAATATAGAGATAGAGAACCAAGTTATACTTTATACCTGAAGAGCCAAATAAAAGGAGTTCCTTTCTATGGTAAAAAAAATCAAAAAACAATTAAATTAACATAAAAAACCCCCACCTTTCGGTGAGGGAATGGTTCACTACCCTATCGCGGTGTACCTCAGCGGTTGGTTAGGGTGTTCCAACTTACCCACTTAACTACCACCTTTCGGTGTATCGACCCCCACATAGAAGAAGTTTTACTTGTTCTAAGTGTCGCTCTGATTTTAGGTTAAGATTTATCTCGTTATCAAATCAACAGTACAAAGATATGTTTTTCTTTTTAATCTGCCAAATTTAAACAGTAAAAAATTCATATTATAATTCAAACATGTCGTCACACCAAATTGGTGTTTTTTCTCCAACGTAAGCTCCTCTTGTATTGAAGTCGAAGTATTCAATAGCTTCTTCTACTGACATACCACCTAAAACTAAAATCTCAATACATTTTCTAACTGAGTATATTAATCTCATAGTACGTTCTTCAACCCCAATTACCGCATCATCAAATCCATCGGCTTTTAGAATTTCATCCTCGTAATAATATTCTGTAATTTCATTAATCATAACTAAATATAGTCAGTTAATTAACAATAATCAATTATATTGTATATTGTGTTAACTTTTTAATATTGCTTAATATTTTAGACCCTTTTAATCCTTTATCAACACCTTTACTATTTATACTTCTAATACCTGTTGGTGATAAAACTCCTTCATCGTTCGCGTAAACCGCATCAAATCCTGAGTAGAATTGGTCCATATACATTCTAATATCACCAAATAAATCATCAGTCCTAACAGTTTTATTAATATAATCACCCTCACTATTTTTACCTAGTTGTAGTTCAGGGGATTCAGGTGTTCCTGAGTAAGTTAAACCACTATAAAATATACTATAGTATTTATCTATTTCCGCTTGAATTTCAGGCGTCCCTAGATTTGCCATACTTGCGGAACCTGAAGGTGGTGTGCTTTTTTCTAAAGCGGGTTTTAAATAATTTAAGAACGTTGTCATTTGAGTTACCAAATCTGAGGCTCTCTCTAATATTTTTCCTTTACTATCTAAAGTTGATTGTTTTTTCTTTTGTTGTTTTTTACTACCTGTTTTAGCCATCTCAGCGTTTTCCGCTTGAGATTGTAAATTCATTCGTTCTTGTCTAATTATATTCACATAACCTGTAACATCAGGGACTGTTGCATCAGTTCCTTCAACAACCTGTAATGTACATCCATCTAACGTTAATAATTTACCTTGTACAATTTTAGGTGCTTTGTTGTAAATAACAGTACCATCTTCTTTAGTGATTGTTACTTGAGGGATATCTTTATGAGCAGTAGTTGTTGTCGCAATCATCCAAAGACTAATCTTACCTTTACCAGCGTTTAATAATGTTAGTGATTGTTCTTTAGTTAATTTAAATGTGTCTGACCTACTACCTGTTAAATCTCCACTTTCATTTACTTTACCATAACCATAAGAACCAATAGTACCATCACCATTTTTTAAATATCCAAATCCTGGATTTAAATACTCAGGTCCAAATAATGGTTCTGAATCTGTTCTTGGTATTCCTCTTGTAGTAGACGCGTTATTTAGATTTGCGGTCATACCTCCTTGTGAATTATACAGTAGTAAATCATTTGCAAAAATAAAAAATTCCGCGTTTTGACATTGATGTGTTTTGACCCAAACTCTTATACTTAACCCTGCGGCACAAGTAGTATAACCAGTTGTTTTAATTGTTGTTGTTTGTGTAGTAGTTGTTGCCTTTATTTTTACAGTAATCTCAATTCTACTTGATTGTTCTGTTTGATATTTGTTAAAATAATCTTTATAAGTGGTTTCTTTACCACTTCGATATTTATTAATACACTCGCTTCTTTGCTGAGCAATTGTTGAGGTTGCAGGACAAAATGGGGTTCCTACCCAAGGAGTTACAAAGTCTTTCTTTTCGTATTCAAGTGGTGGTACCTCAACGGTTTGTCCGATAACTCCTTGAGTTTTTAAAGTGTCAAAATAAGTTTTAATGTATGGTTCTAAGTATTGTTTTCTTAAATCACTTAACCCTCCAAGTGCTAACCAAGTACTTCCATGTTTACCTTCATTGTCTTTATTTGGAATTGCAGATTCTTGCGAAATGAATTTAACACTTACAATAGAATCAGGGTGTTTTTTAACAAATTCGGTAACCTGTACTAAAGCCTCATTCAGTTGTTCTTTAATAACTTTTCCTGATTTAGTATCTTTGTTATCCAACGTGTACCATCCCGCAGGATAATAGTTATCTATTGTTATTGTCCCTCCTGAATTAGGGTCGATGGCTTCTGTTAAAATCCCATATAATCCTAAAATATGTCTTCTATCTTCTTCTGTAATTAATAATCTTCTCATTTTTTTTGAATAATAGGAAAAAAGTACTATCTTTGTTATAAATATAAAATAAAGTAAAAATGAATAAAGTTATCTCAATATTATTTCTAGTTGTCTTTTTAACTTCATGTGCAACACAACAAAAAACTGTGGAATTAGCTAATGGTAATATGGTCACTCAAAAACAGTATGACAGAATGTTAGATAAAGCCTTCAAATACGCAGACAAAGAAGCAAGAAAATCTGTTAAAGGTAAATTATCTAAAAAACAGATACGTGAGTTTCGTGAAGGTGTTACCGTTGGGGTTGATACTTTGGGAGATTAACGTCTAAACTCCCATTGTTTTAGACCTTTTATTCTATTTAAAAGAGTTGTTACATTTAAAGACCCGTCTGACCTACGAACTCCATTAGGAGTTATTACACCCTCTTTATTTTTATATATCGCATTAAACCCTTCATAAAATTGATTCATTCTATTTCTAATATCCCCATATAAAGGGTCATCACGTAAGGTTTTATTTGTAAAATCACCATCCGCATCTTGACTTAAAGCTATTAGAGGTTCTTTCTCTGTTCCCGTTGCAGTTAACCCACTATAAAACTCTTTATAGTCAGCTTTAATTTTTTCGGCGATTCCATTATCAACGGATGTTGGTGTTGGTATTTTACTTACGTCATCATAAATAGATGTTAATAAAGCAAACATTTTACTTACTAATCCTTCAACTCTTTCTTGTAATACGGCTTTAGAATCGGTAATTGATTTTCTTTTAGCTTCAGTTTTTTTGTCACCAGTCTTTATACCCATGTTATCAACTTCAGACATTACCGCAATTTTTTCTTGTCTAAGTTTATCCACCCACCCTGTAACATCAGGTACTGTTTTATCATTGTTATCAATAACAGTTCTTTTACATGTAGCGTCAAAACTAATTGTAAGTAGTTTACCTTGATTAAAATTAGGTTGTTTATCGTAAAAAGGTTTTGATTGGTCCTCGTCAGTTATTGAAACAAAGTTTATGTCATCATGGGTTGTGTCGGTAGTCCCTATCATCCAAAGATTTATTTTACCTGAACCCTCAACTAACATTTTTTTAGCTTGTTCGCCTGTAACTGTGAAACTGTCAGACCTACCGTTACCATTATCTCCCGTGTTTTTAGGGGTTTCCTCATTAAAGAGTTGTTTACTACCAAATTTGTAAGAACCCAACGTTCCGTCACCATTCTTTAAGAACCCGTATCCAGGATTTAAAGCCTCAGGATAAAATTTAGGTAACGACGCAGTTCTTGGAATTCCTCTACTTGTGTAGGAGTTATTAAGATTAGCAGTTAAACCTCCTTGTGAATTATATAGTATTGTACTATTTGCAAATACAAAAAATTCAGCGTTTTGACAATTATGTTTAGGTACATAAACTCTAACTTTAAATCCTTTTGCACAAGCCTCGAAATTTGTGGTTGGTTTAGTTGTTTGAGTTGTTGTTGAGGTTTTTAATTTAACCGTAATCTCAATCGCACTTGATTGTTCGGTATCATATTTTGCTTTGTATCCTACAATTTCAGGATTTTTTGCCGCGACTCCTTGTCTATATTTATTAATACATTCACTTCTTTGTTGTTGTATCGTTGCACTTGCAGGACAAAATGGGGTTCCCACCCAAGGAGTTACAAAGTCTTTTGGGATATATTCTAACGGTGGGACCTCAACGGTTTGTCCAATAACCCTTTGGGTCTTTAAACCATCAAAATAAGATTTAATGTATGGTTCTAAATATTTTTTTCTTAAATCACTTAAACCTTTAACAGGTAAAAAATCCCCACCTTCTTTTCCTTCATTATCTTTATTTGGTATCGCTGACTCTTGTGAAATAAATTTTACACTTACAATAGAATCGGGGTGTTTTTTAACAAATTCGGTAACCTGTGCTAAAGCTTCATTTAATTGGTCTTTAATAATTTTACCTGATTTAGTGTCTTTGTTTTCTAACGTGTACCATCCATTAGGATAATAATTATTAATTGTTACAGTACCTCCCGAATTAGGGTCAATCGCCTCAGTTAGAACTCCATAAAGTCCTAATATGTGTCTCCTATCGTCCTCAGTGATTAATAACCTTTTTCTATTCATACTTTAATAAATACTCATAAAATATTATTTGTCATCATAATCATAATCATTATTATCATTATAGGATTTTAAATTTGCTAGTTCTATCGATAATCTAACAATTTCATCGTTCAGCAATTTAATATCGTCAAGTTTTTCTTGGAATAGTTCATAAGAAAAATTAATTATTGAGGATTCCTCATCAGTTAAATCTTCTTCATCTATTAAAACTCGAGATAGAATTAATTCTTTATATCTATCTTTTAAACTTTTAAATTTAAACATATAATTTTTATTTGAAATAAATACTTTTTGGTAACTCTCCAAATACGAATCTAGTTACTTCACATAACCACATCTCAAGTTCGTAGGGAATTCCCATATACTCAATTAGTTGGTACCACCCTCCTCCAATGTGCTCATCTTCTCTTTGTAATTCTAATACATCAGAACCATCAAACGGGACGGTAGATAATGTAACATTTACCGTTTGTTCTCCTTGCGACAGTATCTCAAGGAATGTGTCAGCACCTGAAACCATTTCTAATTCCGCCTTTTCCCCTTCCCATTCAGGTAAGTCAACATACCACCTACCAGTATTTTCTTTGTAAAATTTAAAATTTCTCATTATTTATAATTTCTCGACAGTTTAAATCCCATGACATGTGGTCCACGTTTAATGGTTTACACTTATCACCACTATCCATGATATCCATTAATTCAATAATATCATCATCTAAGTGTAATACAAAGTCTTTATCTTTTAAGAATATAACTTTTGGATTTTGATTTGTGAAATGAATATTTTCTCGATTTATACCACATTCATCAGCAACTTCAAATAACTTGGCGTTTTGTTCTCTAATCCAATACCAACCTTTTTCAGCAACGGCTTCATTACTAAATCTAGAAGTAACAATCCAAACTTCATGTCCTTCTTCCACTAATTCTTTTGCAAATTTTTGTACGTCCTTCCTCGATAAGGTTCCGTCAAAATCAAAACTAACTTTCATAATGATAAAAGTAAGTATTTTTTTTTATTTTTTCAATGTAGGAATAACTTCTTCTTGGAAAAAGTTTTGTATTTCTAAATCACTATCTTCTTTTTTTAACACATCTTGTAATCTAATATCTTCATCACTTAATGTATTATAAAAATCGTAATCCACCAAGTAACCTCGTTTGTCTGTAACTATAACACCAAGAAATTCGTCACCCATAAATGTAACCTCTCCGTAATATTCGATTTCATCATCTTGCTCCATTTCCTCGGAAAATTCAAACGTAAATGGTTTACCTTTTAAATTATACTTAAATCTTGTTCCTTCTCTTTCGTCAATATCATAAACATCATCCTGGTTAAATACAAAATCTTCAGGGTTACCTCCTTTCTTTTGATGTTTATCAAACGCTCTTAACACATCCATTTCAGATGGTCTTAATGTCTCACCTCGACTTTTTTTAGAGTAAAGGTCTAACACATCATCAAGACTTTCTTTTAGTAATTGGTATTGTTTCTGAGTTATTATAAATTTCATATCTGTAATTGTTATATTTATAAATATGATGTCTAATGAACAAATTGAAAAAGCTTTAACTAAAGCGTATCAAGTATTAATATTTAAAGGTAAGATTGATTTTAGAATTGATATTGAACAAAGAATCGAGGGTTTAACATATAATGAAACAGGTAGTCTTGTCTATACAAAAAATGTGATATATAATATTTTTGTTTATTTTACTGTTGACCACGCAAAATTTTGGGGTAGTTCTTCAGAATTTTCAAGAGAATATAATAGTCTAATAAACAATATTAACTCATATGAAGATAAAATGGAAGATGTAGTCAAGTATGTTTTACCTACTGAAGAGTATGTACTTTGGGTCCAATACGAACATTATAACACAGATGTATATAAACCTTTATTAGATAAATTAGGTGAGTTAGGTTTATCTTTTATTTCAAACTTTATGGAGTCGACTCCCACAATGGAAGTTATTCTTGGTATTGAAGATGAGGATACTCATTCCGATATTTATAATAAATTAGAAGTAGAAGAAAACTTTGATGTTGATGACATCATTATGTATTTTGATGATTTATCTAATTAACTTTTTGTGTAGTGATATTCTGCATCGTGTAAATAATCCGATAACATACTGTTAAAATTCCCTTCATCAACACTTGGGTACCATCTTTCATCGGGGTTAAATTTAGGTTTGTCAATTTCTTCCGAAACAAGTTCGTCAAACACACACGGGATATCGTCATCACATCTTTCCATATAATCGTCTATCCATCTTTCATCAACATTATCAATGTAAGGTTCAGCGTTAACATGAAAAATAACTTCACTATCATCCATCTTTTCAATTTCACCGTACTCCTCAACCGCATTTCTTAATTCCTTATAAAGGTAATTAGCGTAGTCGTCAGATTCTGCATTACTTGTCGCGTTTGAGATAACTCTAGCGATTTCACCATCATCATCCCACTCTTCAATTAAATCTTCAGTATCTTCATTGTTAAATGTTTCTTCGTCAAAATCAGGATTATCCTTTTGAGCAATATGTTTTAATAAGTCACGTATTCTTTGTTCGTTGGTTTTATCCACATGGTAGTTTAAAGATGATTTCCAATCAGCGTCCCAATTATCCCATATCTCATAAACGTCACCACTTAAGATAATTTCAAACATTGTAACTTCAACAGTTCTTTCGTACTCTTGTCCCGCAGGTGTTTTAGTTTTTTGTTTGTATTTTCTATAAACCCAATCTCCATCAACATATTTTCCTAAACCTTCGGGAGTTGTTTTAATTGTTACATTGTAATCAATAGTAGGTTTTTCAATAATCCCAAGGTCCATTAATTTTTTCTGTAAACTTCTCGTATTGAAAAGTTCAGGTCTATTCTGATATAAATTAACTAACACTTCATTAGGTAAATCAGTTAATTTAAAATCTTGTTGTGCGGCATATTCGGTTCCAAAACCTTGAACTAAATATTCATCATCCTCATCTTTAACATAAAACAATGGTAAAATATATTGGTGAAATTCTTCTTTTGGTTTTGAATTCTTAGGTCCTTTTAACTGATACATAATACCATCCTCACCAATAGCTGAGGTTAAATGACTCTGATTAATTTTAAATTTATCACTAATTGGTTTTGTTTCTCTCAATGAATAGATGTAACCATATCTTGATTCACCACAATGTCCCATTCTATGTTTTTCTTCTGGCGAACTTTTAGTATCTAAATCAGCCCAATAAAATCCATTACCATTTTCATCACGAAAGTCTTTAATAATGTCATTTTTTTCAACATAATTGATGTCAGCGTCTCCAATACCTAATGAATCGTGCCATTCTTTTGATTTGACTAATAATTCAGGAATTGATAAATCTTTATACTCACCAATACGTCCGTTTAATCCAACTCTTACCCAGTCCATTATATCAATCACTTTTTGACCGTAATAATTTTTAAGGTTACCTGAATTTATTTTTTCTAATGCGTTTTGTTTTGTAAGTTCAGTATTTAATCCTTTACTTTCCCAGCTTTTCATGTTGGTGAGTTGGAGGTCGATTAACTTGTTAGCCATCCATACCGATAAGGACCCACAAATCTCGTCTAAATATTCTGCGTTAGGTTCACTTAACCCAACTTTATTAATTAAAACTTTTTTCTTTGACGCTTCACTAATTATTTCAGGGTCATAAACTGAATTATAATCCCTTAATGTTTTTACTAACGATTCTTGCAATCCCTTTTCCTTCTTTTTGTCGTACCAAGGTTTAGTAGTCGTTAAGTAATTATCTATAGTCGATGTCCCAAATCCAAAATGAGTTCTATCATTTAATTTTGGTAAGAAATTTTCAAGATATTCTTTTATTTTGTGACGATTAAATTGTAGAAAATCTGAATCGGTCATTTTATATGGTCTATCCATTAAAAAAGTGATATGGATATCATACCCACCATAATTATCAGGTAGAACGTCCACCGCAACATCACTAAAGTTATCGATGTTTATCTTATTCAATAAATTTTTTACTACTCTTTCCGCAGATTTTTCCCACTTCTTAATGTCCATACAGATAAATATAGCTAAGATTTTAAATCTTGCACTCTTATCATATATTCTGTAACCGCTTTAGGTTTTAGATATCCAATAACATCTGAAGTAATGTCGGTATCGTAGGTTAACCTACCATCACTATCTAAAATTGCCATTTCATAAAGTCCTGTTTCACCCCCATAAGAATATTTGTGGGAAACTACTGATACTCCATATCCGTTGTCAAACATAATACTACCCGCAACTCCTCCTTGAAATGGTTTAAAGTCGATGTCGTCAATCGTTTTTAAATTTAAATCCAATTGTTGACTTAATTCAATTGGTGATATACTTAAAGCTTGGCTGGCCTTAATCACACCTAAGTCATCAACAATTTTTTTTATTTTTTCAACGTTTTTCATTTTTCAACTTCAATTTTAATTTCTTTTTTACCTTTTATTTTTTCCTTTTCTTCAGGATATACAGGGATTTTAATGTATTCAGGTATAAGTTGGTCCATTCCAACACCTACACAAACTTCAATATAAGTTACTTCTTTATTCATAATAATTATTTTTTTACAATTGCGTTTTTTATAATATTAACCAATGTTTCAACCTCATTAATTTTATGAAATCTAATAAGTGGGTTAGTATTAAAAACTTCAACAAACCACTCTTCATTTTTAATTTCATCGTTTGTTGGGGTTATTAATGAAAATCCATCAACAATATCTAAGATATAATAGTAGGTATCATCTTCATCGTATTCTTTTATTTCCTCACTTTTAAACCCTAACAGGATTAGTTCTCTTTCTGTCATATTATTTAGTGTTTTTTTGTATGGTGAATGGTGGGTAAATTCTTACTTCACTACTATCACTATTATAGTAATAAGCGGTATCATTATCAAATGAAATAGTGTCCGTATACCATATTGCGGGATAAAGTGTGTCGTTAACCATGACATTACCTTCAATCCTGTATTTGTAATTTTTAAACTTACAAGAACTAATTAAAGTTAGTAAGGATAAACCTAATATTATTTTTTTCATATTCTTAATTATTATTATAAAAATTATTCCCCGATTTTTTTACATATTGCACCGAAGTTCCTGATGGGGTTTCTAATTCAACGAACATTGGTTTACCTGTATACACACATACATCAATATCATGTGACGTTGGTATCAGTGACATAATCAATAATCTTTCGGGACCCTTGATTAATAACTTTGACCCTTCCAATGATAAATCTTTATCTATTGTTATTGTTATACATTCATCAGATGTTGCAACTGCTTGTAAATCCTGTAATAATGGTTTTGTGTGCATGTTAGTCCTTTTTAATTAAATATACTGCAATTTTTCCATCGTACCGACCATAAGAACTTAACGCTCCTGTTGCAATATACAACGCCTCCATTTTCTCAATTTCAAAACCTAAGTCTAACCAATATTGGATTTCTTCTTGGTTATTGGTGATTATAAATTTCTTTTCCATATTATTGTTCCATTGTTGGTTTTAACCACATTAATTTATTCTCGAAGATATATCTCTTAAGTGTTGGGTAATCATTCAAAGTGTCCAAAGTATCCATAGTATCATGTTTGAAACACTTGTATAATTCTTCGCGGATTCTTTCAGAAGAAACAACCTTCATCTTATTTTCATAATCGTAGTTGTTGATGTAGTAATCTAAGTGTTTCAAACTAAACCCTTTGGTGATTGCGAAACGAATCGCTCTTAAAACACGAAGTGGGTCATCATCAAATGTTTGTTTTGTTGGTAGTGGAGTACTTAAAACCATCTTCTCTAAGTCCTTCATTCCATCAAACAAATCTATAATCTCCCCATCCTCACCTTTCGCCATTGCATTAACGGTAAAGTCCCTACGTTCCAAATCATCTTTAAGGGTTCCTGGTACAACGATAGGTGTTCTTGTACCTTCCACATACCCAATCTCTTTACGGGCCATTACAAAGTCTGCAACTCCCTGATACTTGTGGTCTTTGGGGAACTTAGCTCTAACGGTGAAACAATCAGGTGTTGACAAGAAAATCTCAAACTTCTCATTAGTAAGATATGTTTCCAAGATGACAAACATCTCATGAGCACTTTTATATTTCTCCAATAAAATTTCACTCGGGACCGCAACATAGTCCACGTCTTTAGATTGGAGACCTAAAATCTCATCCCTGACCTTACCACCTACTTCATAGAATTTAAACATAAGACAAATTTACAAATATTTCTTTAACTTTCATAATAAAACCTTTAGGTTTATGAATAACTTTTTGGTTAATAGGTTCCGTGTTTTCGCAAAACATTCTTCCACCACCTAAAGCTCTTGTCATCTTTTCTTGATATTCTTGTCTTTCGTCATACATCTTACGTTGCATCCACTTATGTATTCTATCAAGTTTTTCATCACTATATGATGGTTTTCTCCCCCAAGGTGAGTTACTTCTACTATAACCCCACCAAGCTAAATCATAATAAGTACATTTCATTCTACGGTTACCTTCCTCAAATTTCACTTCAAAATTTTCAATGTCCGATAAATCATACCAATTCAAAACTTCTTCAATCAAATAATAAACTGACTCACATAAAATATCTGAGTTGATATATGGATTTGTCTTTATGAAGAAATAATAATCACGACCTGGATAGTTACACCTAAACTCACAAAACACATTATGTTTTTGGTAATTTTTATTACCAACAATATTATTTAAAATATCATTCAACATTAAAGTCCTCTTATCGTGTGAATGAGGAAAATTTAATTCTCTTATTGTTAATTCTTGAGTTATCATGGTACAAATAATAATGTTGGGTTTTTCTTTTGAATATCAACATCAGGATATCTTTCTTTAAACTTCATGACATTGAATGGTTGGGTAATGATATGAAACCCACTTTTAGTTTTAATAAAAGTCATCCCCAATGTTTTATTTGCTTCAAGTTGTAATTCAATTATATATTCTCTCATTGAGGCGTAATAAGAGTCGTGGTCAAAACTAAATTTTGATACATCGTCAATGTCTATAATCCATCTTTTTTCATTAGTCTTGATTTGTCCAACAACACTATCAAATAGTCCTTTCTGATTGTGAACACCATTCTTAATTCTTTCTGCAAGTGTTGCTAACATATCTAAAGAAACGTCACTGTGGTTTTGTTTCTGTACGTGAATGTAAGCACGAGCATTAAACAACTCACACAATTTCTTAACCTCGTCATATCTTTTTTCCAAATACTGAACACTATCCACACAATAAGTTTTGATAGTACGAACTGATTGGTGATTATCCCTTTCTCCTTCAGGTTGGTCTTTCTTTCTTTTAAACACATAAAGCATATAAAAGTCACCTTCTTTTTCAAAGTTAAGTAAACCCTTAATATCTTCTAAATTATCTATCATAGTTACAAATATACTTATTTATTCCCAAAATACAAAATCTTATTATATTTATTTGATATGAAATACTTGATATCAGAATCCAAAATTAAAAATTTAATATTTGATTATTTAGATAATTCTAGTTTATTTGAAGAAGTTCAGGAACATAGGACAGGTTACCCTGCGGCCGTTAAAGAGTATTTTAAAACCGTTCACTTGGATGATGACACAGACCCTGACTATGATTTTGTTTTTACGTATTATAGAGATTCGGAATCATATGAGGATTTAGTAGGGGTGGAGTCTCCTTATGGTGATGAGTATTATCCATTAATAGAATTAGAAACTCATTACATATACGAACCACTTTCTAATCTATTTGGTGAAAATAACGTAAAGAACTATGTTAAAGAGTGGATTAATAATAATTTTAAATTAAACGCAACTCATTTAGAACCAAATTAATATGGAAAAATCAAAATTAGAACAATTAAGTGATAAAATGTTATCACAATTTTTTATTCAGTTAGGTAAAATTTACGATGGCCCTTTTGAAAACTCGGACTACTCACCATTAGCTGATAACTCATCGTTCAGAGATGATTGTGACTCAGTATCTACAATATTTGGTTTAGGTCAATGTGATTGGATTGACCTTGATTATATTATAACCCTAATTAATATGAATCCATCTATCAGTGAAGGTATAGTTAATAAACGTCCAAAAGTTGGTACATACACATATGAAATTGATGTCCATGAAACTGTTGCTCAGAGACAAACTTTTAAACATACGAGTACCTCTTATAGTCCTAAAACATTATTAGAAATTGCTGAGGTAATGCAAAGCGAAGGTGATATATCTCCGTGGGATGGTGAACACATAGATACTGATATTTATGACTCAGATACGAATGATGTTAAGTTAGATAAAGATTCGGTTAAAAGAATTAGTTAAAGACCAACTTTACTTTCTTCTCGTATATCCCTTAGGAAAACTCTATTTAAAATATAATATACATTTGGTAAATAAAAATCTCGATACCACACCAATAAATGTTCTAAGTTTTTAAATTCTTTCACTGATTTGAGTGATTCAAAATAATCACCCACCATTTCTCTATCTATTATTGTTTCACCATTTTTTACTAATACATAAAAAATCGCCTCAACAGGTGTGTCATCTGAACCATCCCAAAAAGGAGTTGCGTAAGCCCCAAACGCTTCTTTATATTTGTCATCATCACCATAGTAATCAGTTTCTGAGTCTAATCTCCATTCAAATGTTCCGTTATATTTATCAACCATTATTTCATACTCTCTATAAACATCAGGTAATTTACCTAAATTGTATAAATCAAATAGGAGTTGATTAGCTAATTCATAATTAATTGGTATATTAAGCATTACAACTAACTCAACTTGGGTTAACCCTAAAACTTTACTCGTACCTTTTAATCCTTTTTCATCAACTAATTGTGTTAATTGTTTTTTTCTTTCTTGGTTCATTAATAATAAATATAAGTATTTATCAATATGAGACATGAGATTAACTTTTACATGACCAAATTTTTAAAACCAAAATATGATTTCCATGGAGTCTATTTAATACCTGATATATACCCCGATAAAGGTGAGGTTTGGTGGAATGTAAAAAACCCTAATAATTTATCTTATAGTATTGAAAGTTTACGTAATCATGTTTGGGACATATTTGAGGATTTTTGTAAGTTGTCTGATACCATTGGTTCAGGAATGAAAGATTCATTATTTAGTACTTACCATAAAAAAGTTGGTAATTTTTACAAACCAAATAATCAATTTTTTATTAATAAAGAAGACTTTCAAACGTTAACTAATAGAATGCACACAATTACAGAAATCAATTTTAAAAATTTTCATGCAAATATTAAATGTGATTGGTTTAGTATTACACCTGCAGAAGATTTTACTATCGAGGTCGGTATGAGATTTATAAAATGTACTAATAAAGAAACAGGACATATCTATACAGACAAGGAATTGGGTTCCGATGGTGAAGTGTTAAGTGATTTGTTTGAGGATGATGATTTTTATAATGATTACGAATATACCTTATTTAACCCAATGGTTTCTTTTATCGTAAATAATCCCCTACTATTTGACAATAGTTTTATGTATATTACAAATAGTATTTCACCATTAAATAAAGAAGGAAAGATTCTTAAGATTTGGAGTTATTAAGTTTTTTATAATCCCAATCATAATCAACACATACATGTGGTAATATTGTTGATACTTTTTTTATGGTATTTTCACCTAAATCATCCCATATATTTTCAGATATATCATGTTGTCTAAAACCGTGTTCCCATTCATCGTTAACCCCTAAAGAAATTTCTAAGGGTTCAATATAAATTGTTCCTTCATACTGACATTCCCCATTCTTCATTTTCCATATAGAAACTTTCTTAGCTCTATATTTTATTTGATAATCAACCACATCATCGTCACTATAAGAATACGGCATAGAATACCAACCTTCAAAAACATGTGTACCATCTAATAATTTATGAACCATGTCCAATGTTTTCTGAGTTGTTTTATCCATTTCCATATAGTATAAGTATTTATTTAATATGAAATATATAATCACAGAGTCTAAATTAAAAGACATCATTTTTAAATTCTTAGATAATCGTTATGACCTTGAAAACTTTTATTGGAATGAAGATGAATTTTTTGATTGGGACACGGGTCATAATATTGAAATGATATATTTTGGTGAGGAGGAAGACTTTGAGGATAACTACGTGATTGAATACTTCAAATACCCGACTCACGATAGAGGATGGAATGATGAGGAACTTCAGTATTTACCATCATTTAGATTTATTGATAATGAAGTAACTAAATTACTATCTAATATGTTTGGTAATGAGTATGAACCAATTGTAATAGAGTGGTTTAATGATAGGACAGGTTTAAATGCTAAAAATATTTTTTAACTATGACAAAAGAACAGGAATTATCAGCCCTAAATAAAATTATTAATTCAATGGATGTTTATCCGTCTGTTGACGAAATTAAAGTTTCTTTAAATAAGGACGAGTCATTTTTAATTTATAAATTATACCTTAATGAACCAGTAACAAAAGAAGAAATATATGATAGTGTCGATGTTTTTTGGTTAATTGACCACCATGTTAAAGATTACTTTACAAAATTAATACCATTTGATAAAATTCCTATTCTTAATGAGGATTATCAAGTTGAGGTGTATAACTCTAATGGAGTCAAAATATTTGATTGGTTAGAAGACCTTCAGGTTATGCACGGAAACAACCCTAATAGTATGGGTGGTACTCAATGGTATAGAATGTCTAAGGGAATCTAAATTGTTTGGAATTTTGTTACAACATATTCAACCATCCATTCAGGGTCTATTAAAGCTTCTTTATTCTCCAATATTGTATCAATCTGAATGTAATTGAATTCGGTTTCATCGTACTTACTAAGTTTTTGATGATTCTTATATCTCTCAATTGCAAAATCTAAATCTGTTCTTTTTTCTCGTCCATTAGTTAATTTAATAATCGCTTTCAGAGGGACGACATAATTTTCAATTAGAAGACTATTATCCCCATGAAATTCTACTGAAAATCCTTTGTGTTCAATGTCAATTAATAGATTATTATTACAAACTATCTTCTTCACAGTTTTCAAGTATTCACCTAATTCATTCATTAACGAATCGTTCACATAATAAGATTCTCCTAAAATTTCAAAAATAGGTTCGTTGTCAAACCCTATAATCTCATAAAATTTATTTAAGCTTTCAGTGACCCATCCTCTTAAAGACATTTCACTATATGAGATATCATCAGGGTTATCAATCTTATAATAAATTGTATAAATTTTATCTATCTTATAAGGTACTAATCTAACTCCACTAATGAATAGACCGTCTTTTAAATATTTCTGATATAACTCTAAAATTTTTTTTGGATTCATTTTTTTTTTGTTTCTTTATAATGGTTTTCACAAAGAGTTAGATACCAACCAATGTCATTTCTAACTTCACCATGGTTACCGCATTTTTCACAAACTTCGTAACTCTTTTTTTCCGCACCAATTATTATATCATGTATTTCATTATCTCCATCATTAATATAGAATCTAAGACCTCCAAATTTTTCTTTAACCTGACACACTTGTTTATTCCACCCAAGTTTAATTAAGTCTTCAATAAGTTCTTTAACGATACCATACCAACCTTCACCCACTCCAAAATATCTACAGTCTTTTATTGGGGGTCTATCACTATAAAAACCATTTTCTAAACCTCCGATGGATTCTAAAAATTGATTCATTTCATCTTTATTAATAAAATAATTTTCCATATGATAAAAATAAGAAAAATTATTCTTTAACGAAATGATTGGTACTTAATTTTTTCAATAACAAATGAGAATCCTGTTGTATTTTCTATTTTTTCAATAAAATAATCGTAAATACAATCCTCGACTTCATTATCGACTTCCCACCCATACTCTTCATTATTTATCGCGTCCCTAAGATTGTGTTCTCCACCACCCGTCATTATTAAATCGACACTACCATTAATGTCATCAACCGTTAAGGTAATTTCAAATTGGTGTCCATCTCTACGATAATTATCAATTGTAAATATGAAATTATATCCACCACAATCATCTATTATATGTTTTGATTCACTGAAAAACTTTTTCATAATCCCCATACTAGTTTCACCAAGATATTCTCTTAACCATCGTGAAATTAAGGATGATGGTATTGTCCCTCGACTTAAACCAAATAATTTTAACATTTGGTCATTATATTTTGCACCAAATTTATCCCAATATTTAAAAAAATTTTTCTTATAACTTTCAAGTTCAACAACTTCGTCAAATTGATTTTCGGTCAACATTATTTTCATAATAATAAATACCCCACATGTTTTGTTTAAGTATTGTTCATTTAATTTATATTTAAAGTAAAAATTATGGCACACCCAATCATACATGCAAAATCATCCGCTAAAAAATTTGGGGGAACTTGGGAAGAATATATTGATATACATAATTGGTTTGATGAGACTAAAGCTTGGTATGGCCATTCTAATCACAGAATTTTTAGACACCATTCAGAGGGTATATTTGAAATGGAAAAAAAGTTTGGTTCTAGTTTCACAAATAGTGACGGTAAAATTGTTTATACTAGGTATGTCGGTGAACAACATGTTAAAGAAGATTGTTTTAATCACATACCTTCAGCAAAAGAGTGGTTAATGGCGTTAGAATCCAAAGAAAGACCTATGTGGATGATGAGGACATTAGATATTAATGTCGATTAATATATTTATTAATATGGAAAATTCACAATTAACCGAGTCTCAGATTAAAACTCTAAAATTATTCTCGTATTATGTAAAAAGTTATGGTAAACGTTTTGTTTCAACAACAAAAAATTATTATGATGGAAGTGGTGATTACCACGATGAGGGTTGGTGGTCAGGTACTCAGACCATTGATAGTTATAAAGAAATTGATGAGGTTATTAATTCTATTATTGAATCAAATGATTTAGAAGATGAAATGGATGTTGAGGGTCATAGTAGGCTAGAAGTTACAATTGACTCCGATGAAAACTCCATTGAGATTAAATCTTTTAAATTTTTTATGGAAAGTCGTGAAATGGGTGACGACAAAGAAATAACCGAGCTATCGGGTGGTGATGAATTTATAGAATATTCAAAATCAAATGAAATAACTGAAGGCCGTGTTGATTTTAGTGGTGGTGGTGATTCAGGTGACATTTATAGTAATATGGATATACCAAGAGGAAATTCTGTAGATGTCCCGTCAAACATTATGGATTCATTATATGGTTGGTTAGAGTCTTTCTACGGAGGTTGGGAAATAAATGAAGGTTCCCAAGGTTCTTTTAATTTTCATTTTGATGAGGGTAAAGTTTATCTTACTTTTTATGAAAACTATGAAGAATCCGAAGAAGATACCGTCTTTGAATCAAAATTTTAAAAACTCAAAACCCCTCCGAAGAGGGGTTCTATATATCTGTTCAAGTGAGGTCAAAATGTTAAAGTTATACGAGTTTTAAGATTTGAGTGGTAACTGTTGAACGCTTGAATCTTGACTAAAGGACCGTACTTCATCGTTATCTTAACATCGTCTCCATAAGAGTAAGTTGTAGAATAACATCATCACTCAACTCTCCCAGATATTAAATTTCGGTTAGAGCATTGTGAGTATCTAATTCTTCTTGGATTGACTCAATCTCGTCCTCCATAATTTTTACCATACTATCTCTTTCTACGATTGAGATTTCTGATGTCATCACAGGAGCATTTTCACTGCGTCTTGAGTAGTAGTCTGTTGATGTACCTTCAGTACAGTTCAACATTTTAATTTTTGACACCAATGATTTCAATTCAGACAATCTGAAAATCTTACCATACACTGATGTATTTGCCTGATGAATCTTTGTTTTCAACTCAATCAATTCATTGGTAAGTTTGGAAGCCTTGTCCAATGATTCCGCTGAGGAATATGGTCTTGGTGACATTACTTCAACACTATTGTAGGACTGAGCCTTTTGTAGTTCTTCGGTAATTTCTTTAACCAATTTGTTCTTCAACTTTAATGCTTGTTTTACGGTCATATGTTGTTTTTTATTTACTATTCAATGATAGGTAATAACCCCTAAAAGTCAAATTATTTCTCAATGAACATGTTAGTGTTTGACACTGGAACACGTAATACGGGGATTGAACTTTGCATTTCTTCAGTTCTAAGCATTACCTCATAATAACCTTCTTGTACTTTAACTGTTGGTACATTAATATATTGAGCCAATATTTGACCTTCTTGTTTAACGTCTCTATAAAATTTTACAGTTTTGTCTGTCGTATTAAATACTAATGTTTGCATGTTTTCTATGTTTTGTTTAATGTTAATTATAATAGTGGGGAGAGTCAACCTCTCCCCGTTTGGATTAAATCATTTTCAAGATGATTTCGGTCTTACCTTCCCACTTGATGATTCGAGACTTAGGAACCCAAAACTCCATCTCACCGATTTCCTCAACCTTCGCCAAGTACTCGTTACGGAAACGTTCTGCTTGACTTGAGTCAGTGATGTATTCAACACCCATGTGTTTAGCACATGTCTTACCCATTTTAGTCAACATTGAGAACTCGTCAGTAAGTGTTTTAGCACAACACACACAAACATCTCCACGTTTTACAGTCATCTTACCTGAGAACTTAACCGCTTTTGGTGATACTGCTAACACCTTAGTGATGTCCAAAAGGATTGGGTTGAATTGAAGACCGTATTGTTCTTTCATCTTCTGACCAACTGAGCGTCCAACCTTAACTGTCTCACCAACTGTCGGGATGTTCATTTTGCGAGTGTTTGCCTTGTTCTCGTCAGTTTGGATTGCCTTGATACCGACCAAAACTTGTTTGTCGGAAAGTTTTCCATATTGTCCAAGTTTACTTTTCAATTCGTTAACGAATGGATTAGTTCCTTGGTAGTCATTGATTACTTTTAAATCCCCTGTTAATTCTACTGATTTAGCTTCAGTTGGGTTTGAGAAGATTTTCTCAACTGCCGATTTCTGATTTACGGTCAAAGAACCGTATTTAGTTAGAGCATCCTTCATTTTGAGGATGAATGTGTTTTTGCCTTGGTAGTTCTTTACTTGGGTTGCGATGTCTGTTGTCATAATGTATCTGTGTTTGTTTTACAAAGATAGGCATTTTTTGGACATCTACAAATAAAAATTAAACTTTCGGGTGATAAAATTTAAAAGTGGTATTATCAGTCTTCAACATATCACTGTAATCCATCATTATTCTTTGTTTAATACCATTTTCAATATCTTCTGAGAATGGACTTGGTACAACATACCCATCAGGGTTTACCACCATTTTGTTGGTTCCTTCAACGGTACCTGCTTTGTCAACTCTAATATTGAAGTGTATTTTACCATTACTATTTTTAACATCTTTAATAGTAAATTTTACTTTCTTTCGGTCTTCACCCCAACCAATGGTGATTAATTTTGACGGATGACCCATATTCATATCATTACCTATTTGGTTCATGAAAAGACTTAATCTATTTGTTTTAATATCATCCATTGGTTTACCATCTCGAATTTTTTTAATCTCATCAGAGGTTACCGTTATTATTTGGTCTTTAATATTTGGGTCGTATGTTGCTCTTCTGATAGGATTAACGTTACTCATTTGTTTTGATGTACTAGATGAATATGTGTTACTAACTCTATACCATTGGTTATTAATAAATAAAAAAACAGGGTACCAACCATAAGATTCTACAATATAATACCATTGATTATCATCATTAACATCCCAATAACCTTCAAGATTAGAACCTTTAAAAGGTATTCTAACCGAGCTATACTCATAAGCGGAGTTGTTAGGTGTCTTCCTTTGTTTAAACTCTCTAAAGTGTTTAAAAGTACTTTTGTTTAAATTTTCGTAGTCACCTTCAGGTCTATAATTTGCAGTATAGATTTCGTAATAAAATCTAGCGTCGGCCACAGGTCTACCAATAACTGGCATCATTGATTGGAATAACTTTAGTAAGTCATTTTTCTTACTATGTTGGTCCTTTTGTTTGTTAATGTACTTGAAGAACCTAATCTCCTTCTCTGATAAAGGATTATCCCCTTGTCCTTCTAATTGTTCTTTTATTAATCTGATTAAATTTTTCATCATTAATAAATATCAATGAAGAATAAAATCACCAAACCTCATAAAAAACTGAAGTGTATTTAGTTCCTCGTATTGTGTTTTGTAATTCTCTGATTTGTGTTTCAATAGTTCTTTGGAAATCTTCTTCAGACATAATTGTAGATTCTTTAAATCCAAACATACCTTTCCACATTTGTAAAGACTTATTAACTTTCTGAGCCTCCCTAAGCATTGCGTGTCCTGATACAATTACCAACAAGTACTCTTGTTCTTCTTGGTAATCAGTGAACAAATAATAGAATTTATAGTTCTCATTATTCTCTGTTTCAGGATAAGTTTCATATACCTCATCCATAAATAACCTAAGTCTTTTTGGATGTAATTTTTCGTTCATATTAAAGTATATAAAAAAACCCCTAATATTTCTATTAAGGGTTTTAATTTTAACATTAAAATGTTACTTTAAAAATCTCATTTTATATAGTGTTGAGTTGATTAATTCACAAACAGTATCAATTTGATTCTGAATGTAAGAGTCTTTACAACAGTCTCTTAAATCTTCAACTTTACCACACAAATCTTTAAGATAATTTATCGTAGCGGTACTATCTTTATAATCCTCTAATTTATAGTTTTGATACCCTTTAAGGATACTATATTTACCTTGGTATGATTCTACTAATCCATCAACCAAATCGACAATACCATCATAATACCCATTAAGAGCAATATGTTCAGCGTAAGATTTAGTTTGTAAGTGAAATGTATGTACCTGAGTTCTTGAGTGTAACATTAAAGAAATCATTTCAGTAAAATCTTTAGAACCTGTCTTTTGTTCAACAATCAACCCTCTTTTTTTAACTTCTTCAAATAATCTATCTTTTAAAAAATCTTGTTTCATAATATTCATTTTACTATAAATATCACAAACTATTTAAAACTTAATACAATATCTTTATCGATTGAGAACAGTGATAGGTGTTGTTTAATTTCTTTATTTATAAAAAAGTTGAAGATGTTATCTGTAAAGTATTTAAAATCTTCCTTATTTTGTATTTTTAATGTGACTACTAAAACTTCATTTCCCCATTCTTGGTCAATACCATCTTGGATGTTAGAGATATTGACTTTAACTTTTTTACCTTCGTTATTTGGTATTTTTATTTCAAGATTATTGTTTTGGTGAAATTTTAAAATGTGGTTCATTTTTCAAAATTTTTAGTTATAAAATCTTTTTCAGATATAATAATTTGTTTTTCATAATCTTTAAAAAGTTCTGTTAACTGTTTGATTTCTTTCCAATAAATTGAACCTTCACTTTCAGGTGAGTAATCATTGTCAACCAGATACTGTACTATGGTGTTAAATTGTTTTGTTATAAAACCATGAGCATATCCTCTTGGAACTATTAACTCGTCATTTGGTTTCATTCTGAAAATAGACAGTTTCATATACTCGGGGGATTCAGGTCTGATATCCATAACAAAATCAATAATTTCCCCTGTAATCACTTTAATTAGTTTACACTGAGCTTTGTCCCCAACTTGGAAATGTAGTCCTCTTAAGGTGTACGGTTTAGGGTTGTAACTAATATTACTCTGTAACCAATTTTTTTTTAATTGAGTGTTTTCAGAATTATCATAATGTAGGGATAATGGTGCGAAGACTCCTCGTTTATCTTCGAAGACATTATTTTTTAATAAAGTAGCGTATTCCATAATAATTAAGTATAAAAAAAACCTTTGTCTTAATTATAGAACAAAGGTTTTCATTTATCAATTAGTATTATTTATTTACCAATAATTAATTCATCAAAATCAAGTTTACCCATACCATCCATTTGTTTTTCATCAACAAATTCGTCATACATAAAAGATTTAACAACCGCAATAATACTTTGTTCGGCTTGAGCTACTTTACTAACCATCCAATCGTCAATTTGTACATCATCATCCATGGTTTCCCACATTTTTTGAGCCAAAGTCGCAATAGTGAATAATTGTTGTTTTGTCATACTAGAACCTGTATGGTTTTCTTTTAGAGTACCTACTAAATCATTTAGTTGTTTCTCAGATATCACTATTTTTCTCATACTTTATTTGAGTTTTTTAATTCTTCTAATTTTTTCTCGTAATTATCTTTTGATAACGTAGTTTTTAAAGGGTCAAAAGTTCCTCCAGATTTACGAACTTCCCATTTTTTAGTAATCGTTAAATAATAAATCATGTTATCATTAGCCAATTTATATTCACCTGATATCCAATCTCTAAAAAAATTTTCTTTTTCTGTTATTTTATCGGGACTATTTGCGGTTGTTGTTTGAGTCACAGATGGTTGTGTATTTGAAGAAGTTCCTCCTATTAAAGGGGTAGATGCTGACGACAAACCTGTATTATAAGTTTTAGGTGTAGGGTTAACTAACTTTTCAGAACCTGAACTTTTACCCTTACCTTTACCTTTATCTTCAGTTTCGTAATAAGTTGTGACAATGTTCTGTAAGTTTCTTGATGCGTGTTTATAACCCTCGTAATTTGAAATTAAGGACCTTAAATTACTTATAATGTTTGAAGCAACCTCATTGTTTGTCTCTAACTCACTAAACTCAACTTCAACGTGTTTTAATTCTTTCATAACAGATAACATTGTTCTTTCAGAATTTTTTAACTTTCTTAAAGAATTTTTAATAATGTTCATATTACGGTTTAAACTATAACCCTTACCACTAAAAGTTCCTTTCAGTCCTGCGAAAATGTTACCAAATCTTAAGGTACCGATATCTCTACCTAAATCACCTAAAAAACCTTCTTCTAATTCCTCTTCAGGGGTTTCTTTAATTGTTTTTACTAACTCTTCTAATTGTTTTTCTGTTATTAATATATTACCCATAACAATAAATATCATAAAAATAAAAAAGGGAGATATTACTCTCCCTTGGGGCCGATTACGGCAGTCCACCACCTTATTTTACGAACAAGGAAACGTTATTTTTATTCAAAACATTTAACAACTCTCTCAACCTCAACTTTTTCTTTAGTGGGTTCTTGACCTGTAACACTATCAAAAGAAGTTTTAATCTTTATGACCAAAAAGATAAACAAAAACGCAGTTCCAATCAACAACCATTTTAGAATCATCTTCCAAAATCTATAAATTACATACAGTGTTATACCTATTGCGATTAACCATTCCATACTCAAAATTATTTAGTTATTAAAGCTTCGATTTTACTTTTAGCGTGGTCCGCCAAAGTGAACGTATCAATAGAAGTCAACACAATTGATTCTGCAAGATACTTGTAAGGTACGTGAACCAAGAAATCTACTCCGTTAAAGAACGTTAAGTCATTTTTAAGTTCAAGACATCCGTGAACCATTTTCAAAAAGATTTTGAATTGTATTGAGTCAACGAAGGTTTCATTAATTAATTTACCAAACTTTTCGCTCTCGATTCTGATATTATAAGATGAAGTGTTCATAGTTATTTTTTTTATTTAAACAAATATACAATTATTATTTCATTTTTCCTAATGCTTCAACAATAGAATCAGTTGTATTATCTCCCATGTAAGTACGTTGAACTCTGAATTGGATTTCATCGTTAATCTCATGGTAAGAAAGAACAATAGCACTTCCATTACTGTGTTTAACAACTAGTTGGTCGTGATTACTTGAAATTCCGTCAGCACTTCTCCCACCAAAATTAATATCAGTATTAATTCCCCAATATTTATCGAAAGCTAATTTAAACGCTCTTGTCTTAAGGTCGGCTTGTTTTTGTTTCAGGTTGAACGTATTCCAAAGACCTTGGACATAGTCTTGAACTTTTTGTACTACAGGTCGACCTGTTTTGTAGTATTTCTTATCGTCATCATAACCACAAACAACTTTAAGTTTAAAACCATGACTAACTGTCCTCCAAGAACCTCTTGGGTTTGTTTTATGTTCTTCGACAAGTACTCGAATTCTACCGTTCTCACCTTCAGGTAAATTACCAGTATATAAGATTTCCATATCATTATATTCAGCGGAAATTTCCCCTACCAACACTCTTTGAGAATTGTAATTGTAAGACCCATCAACCCCAACAATATAAGGTTGCACTTGCCAAGTGTTTTTTCTTGGTGTTCTCTTTAGTTGGAAGTCGGGAGAATGTTTAATAACTTCTTTGAAGTACGTTTCCCACTCAGTTTCTAGTTTGTCTCTTTCTTGTTTAAAGTTATCGGCATTTTTTTGTACGCTAGCGATAGTCTCTTTAAGGTGTTTCTGTTGTAGTTCTTTATGTGTCATGGCGTGAGGGTTCTTGTATCCGTTTGTAGAATACAAAGATAGTAAAAAAACTTACACCACCAAAAATATTATTCAGATTTATTTATAAAAGATTGTCGTTTAATTATTAACAAATCATTAAGTGGGTCAATAACTGTGTATTGATAACTGTTCCAGTATTTATCTGGAGATTTAGTTTTTAATTGTTTTGCAAAATTACTAATCAATTTTTTAACAGTAAATGTCTGTTGGTATGTCTCGCAAGAATCAATTACCTTTTCAATCCATTTTGATACGTCTCCGTAGTGCACACTTCTTTTTTCCATATTAATATTCTTTTTTAAGTTCTCTATTTATATCTCTTTCTTTAATTGTTTCTCTTTTGTCATAGAGCTTTTTACCTCTACCTAAAACGATTTCAAGTTTAACAATACCTCTATCATTCATGAAAATTTTATATGGTAAAATAGTTAAACCTTTAACCAAACTATCGCTCAACTTATTCAATTCTTTTTTCTTAAGTAATAGTTTTCGGTCTCTCTTAGCACTATGGGTAAAAGCGTCTTTAGTTTCAGAAATTAAAATGTTCTTGATATACAATTCACCATTATTAAAGTAACAGAACGAGTCGTTCATTGAAATCTTTCCGTTACGTATAGATTTTATCTCGGTACCCTGTAATACAATACCTGCAATATAGGTATCTAAAATGTGATATTCAAACCTTACCTTTCTATTTTCAATATATGTTCTACCCATAAAAACAAAGGTAATAAAATAAATGAAAAAACCCTAACAAATGACTAAATTTGTTAGGGTTAATTACTACCAACTTAAAGAAAGGGGTTGTTGGGGCTATGTAGGATATAAATATCTTACATTTTTTTAAAAATCGTGTTTATTTTAAAATTTTTTCAATAATACCATGTAACTGTGTATTTTTACCAATAGGTAAATTGTTTAACTTAAAATAACCCCAGTCAATATGTTCATGTCCATCTTGTGCGTTTTCTAAGTCAGGTATAACTTTCTCATCAGTTTCATGTAAAAACACATAAAATAAACCTTCAGAGTCGTTTTCACCTTTAGTTTTACCGTTCATAAAACCTACTAACTTAACACCTCCATTTATCTTATAATCGGTTTCTTCAAAAAATTCTCTTTTTGCTCCGACCATTGCATTTTCATTATCATGTAAATGACCACAAGGTACGGACCATTGTCCTGGCATATCACCATCATAATTGCGTTGACACATTAAAACCTCGTCTCCGTTCTTAATAATAATTCCAGCATATCTCTTAGGTTGTTTCATTACAATTGTTGATATATTTATAAGTATGGTGTTAAAGATAAAAAATAATAAATTTAAAGTCAAAACGGTTATTAACCAAAAGGACACTCAAAAAGGTATGATGGGTCGTGATTTTGATTCTACCTTTAACGGTATGTTATTTTTAATGGATGAAGGTCAACATGGTTTTTGGATGAAAAAGTGCATAATACCACTAGATATTATATTCATAGATGGTAATGAAATTACTAAAATCCATCACGATTGTCCTCCATGTAAATCAGAAGACTGTCCAACTTATGTAGGTGAAGGAGACACTATCTTAGAACTTAAAGGTGGTACTTGTAAAAAATTAGGAATTAAAGATGGTGATGTTATCCATTATTAATTTTATCTTGTAAAACTCTAACGAATTCATTCTGAATCATTTTAGTAAATTTCACATAAGGTGAATCATCACTTTCCGCATCGTATTTGTATTTACCTTTTGGTGGTCTTTTACCTCGACCTAAATAACTTAAACCTGAAATATTAGTAATACACTTATGCCCACCACTATTAGATTGGATTAGGTCCCAAGCGTTGATTGTAATATCATCCAACATTTTCATATGTTCTTCAGGTAATTCCGTGAATGGGATTTCCATCATTTTACCAATATGAGTTAAATAGTCTTTACCATTTTCCATTGATTTAAAGTTATCACCATATAAAGCCACAAAATCTTTAAAGGTAAAACCTACAGATTCAGGGCCAAAACCTTTAGACCTTTCTGAAATCCATTTAATTGTTGACAAAGGTATTTGTCTTTCTTTTAATTGTCCTTCCCATTTAGAAAGAACGTCTTGGGCTATCTCACCTAAATTTACACCTTTTAATTCTCTTTCCTTTTTATAAGGGTTACAAGAAGCCTGAACCAATCCTAATGGCCAAGCAATAACAATGAAATCCGCTTCAGGGTTATTTTTAAATGGTGTATATCGGTCATAAGACCCAGGTGATGTCATTCTACCTCCACCATATTGAACTATAATATTACCCTGAACTTTAACATCAGGGTGGTTCTTCATTTGTTGGATGTAAGTTTCTTTATTCTTTTCTAATTGTGGGATTGTTGTATATCCCTTCTCCACCATTATTCGTTTAATGTTTTGTAGTATATTCATTAACGATGGAGTACATTTCATTACAAGTTCTTCTAAGAACCCTGGTTTGTTTTTAAAAGCTAGTAATAATTTATTTGCGACTAAACCTAAAGCCATTTTATTTTTAGATAACGAAGAATCCTTATCTAATTTGAATAAGTAATTAATTACTTGGTCAACTGAAATATTATTCATTGCAAAGTTAGCGGAATCAACAGTCGAGATTAGTAATATGTCACTTTCAGGGAATATTTCTTTTGGGGATACTACTTGTGATATTGTTTCAACATTTGACCTTGAGTGTCTAAACGATGTTGATTTAGTGTCTTCAGCTCCCGCTTGTCTATCATGGTGGTCAGTATGAATAACAAACATTGGTTTTCCATGTGCAAAATCAACAAGGACTGGCATCACATCTCCTTGAGCGTCGTTTTTCTTAACTGAAAACTCTTTGTCACCATACTGAATTACATGAGCATCAACTACTTTAATCCCATTATCCTCAAGATATTTTTTCATTGCAATTGCGGTGGTAACTCCGTCTAAATCTTGGTGAAAATAAATCTCCGCCTTTGGGTATCGATTCGCAATTTTATTTATATCCCTTAAACCACTTTCTTTAATGATTCTTCTCACTATCCTTAAATAAATAATTTAGTTAATAATGACACAGGGTCAATTCCTCCACTTCCACCTGTAGAAGTTTCTGATGGTGGTGTGATAGTGGGTGGTGGTGGTGCAACAGTTCCTCCCATTTCTTGAGACCATAATTTTTGAGATTCGGGTAATTGAGCGTATTGTTCATACTGTTTTGCGGCATCAGGGTACATTTTTTCAACCTCATCAGGACCAACAAAATTTCCAATACCTAACCAATCTAAAAACCCCGCATAAAATTTAGTTCTTTTCATCAAAGACCTTGTAGCTGGGTTACCCCCAAAAATTCTTGGGACACCTGCACCGATTTTTGACATTAAACTCGCGTCCGATTTCATAAAACTTAACCAACTATTCTTACCTGTTCCGTAATCTCTAAATATTCTAACAGGGTTTTGTTTCGCTAAAACCCCTAATTCAACTTTTTCAGCTGCGGCAAGTGGTTTTTCAATTTTAACACCTTTTCCAATTTTACTAACATCTTTAACTACGTTAATAGCTCCTTTCTCCGTTTTAATTAATTTACCCGCGTCATCAAATACTTTAACATAATCTTTAACACCATTCATCATTCCATTAGAAACTTTACTACTTCCCCCTAATTTATTTAATAAGGTTGTACTCCATTTTGGTGTTTCAGACACAAATTTTGCAACAGGTCCTCCCGCAGCTTTAGCGGTCTCAGCTATTTTAACCGCGTCACCCGCAATTGTTGCGGCTTTAAACATTTTAACCGAATCACCTCCAAGTTTTAAGATTCCAATAACAGGTTTAGCAATTACATCACCAAGAAAAGGTAATACAGAAATCCAAGAAAGGATTGCAAATAACTTATCTCCTTGTCTCCAATAACTGATACCATTTATAAGGTCAACAATACCTGTAGGGTCAAAAACACCTACCACATCACCCACAGTATTATACCATCTTGACTCTTTTAAAAGGTGAGATTTTTCAGGGTATATTGATTTTAAAGATTCAATTACAAAGGTTCTATCTTTACCTGGTAATTTTTCCCATTTTTCATTAACATAATTAAGTTGTTCCTCTTTGTACAGTTGGACTAATTTGTTTCTAAACTCAGATTCATTTATATAAGATTTATTCATTAGAAAATGTTTTATTATAAATACCTATATAAATTAAAAATCCCACTTATAACTGTGGGATTTCTTTTATTTGTTCTAAACCTTTAAATAAGTTTACTCTAGCTTCAGAAACTTTACAATAGTTAGGTGATAACTCAATTCCTAACCACCTTCTGTCTAAAACTTCGGCAGCGACTAAACTTGTCCCCGAACCTGCGAATGGGTCCAAAATTACATCGTTCTTGTAGGATAATATCTTAATCGCCTTGGTTGGGATATCCATTGAGAATGTTGCTTTGGTGAGGGACTTAGTATCAGCGAAATAATTCCACTGACCATAAACAAGTCCAATAAAGTCTTTTTTATCTTTTTCTTCATATATAACTTTCTTTTTTATGGTTCCATCCTCCTGTTCAATTTCAGTCGGTGTTCCTTTCCACTGAGGCTCTCCTTTAACCTTTTTAATGTGGTGTTTTTTGTAAGCTAAAATTACACACTCTTTTGGATTATAGATATATGGTGAGCTGGGACTCATCCAAGAACCCCAAGCGGTTGTTTTACTTCTATGCGGGGACTCTTCTTCAAGGTCAATAATTCCAAAAAACCCATACCCTAACTCTTTCATTATTTGCCACATCTCAGAAACAAAGAAAATTCGACCTCCTTTCTTTTGTCTATTGATTTCGTAAGGAATGTTTAACGCAATACGTCCATCATCTTTAAGTACTCTGTAAGTTTCACTTAACCAATTTTTAGCGAACGTTTTATAGTCTTCAAATTCAAAATCATCATCATGAACATCATATTCAATGCCAACTCCGTATGGTGGGCTTGTAACCACCAAATCAATACATCCTTCAGGAAGTGTTTTCATTACTTCAACACAATCCCCATTTATTATTTTTCCCGTTTCTATCATATTTTTTTAATTAAACCCATTACCACAATGAGTCATTGCATTAATCTTTTCTTTTTCTAATAAAGAAAACATATTGTAAATTTTACTAATTATTTTTTTCATTTTTTCTCAAGTTGTTCAATGTGATGTTGTAAATACCATAGTGCTTTTTTAAGGTCCTGAAGTTCTTTGTCGGAATCTTTTTTACCCGCCCTTGATATATACTTTACTGTATTACCCAATGAGAAACCTAATTCCCAAGCATCTATCACCTTAATTGCCTCATAAGGATTATCTTCCCCTCCATAATGTTGAGGATGATTTACTTGTTCCATTTTTGGTGGAGGACACATACAAAGTACGTTAGCACCACATACACATTCTTTTTCCATTAATCTTCTTTATATTCGTTTAGTAATTCCTCACTTGTTAAAATCCCATTGTATTTTTTTGCTAATTCATCAAAATTTTTCATATCAACATTACTATACATTCTATGAGTAGTTTCCGCAAGTTCATTTGCCATCTCAATAGTTTCTGAAATAACTTTGATGATTTCATATGGATTGGCATTTGATGCAGGTCGTCTATCTTCAATATATCCTTTCCATTCTTTTGCCGTTGACATTGGTACTCGGATAGATGCACCTCTATCACTAATCCCCCAACTGAATTTATCAATTGCCTGTGTTTCGTATTTACCTGTAAGTCTTAGTTCATTATCCGAACCATAAACTTCAATATGTTTATGTCTTCTTGATTCTAATGCGTTAAATAATGAGTTGAAATAACTCTCTCCACCTTCGTTT